CAGATATAACAAAGGGATATAGTGAGGTGATTGATTTATTCTCAGTTACGGCTGACCTTGCTCATATAGTTACTAATACATTTTCAGTTCCTACCGAATTGACTACTACTAGCGATTACTACCTTATAAATAAGGTTCTATTTACTAAGGCGGGTGTAACTAAAGAGATGGAGACAGTAAGTCATAGTAAGATAACTATGCTTCTTAACTCTATATATACTGCCCCTAATGAATCTTTTCCGGCATACACAATACAGGACTCTACGCTGACGGCATACCCTGATACTATTGTTGCAGGAGAGGTTTCTTCTCAGTACATAAGGTACCCTAAGGATCCTAAGTGGACGTATATGTCTCTTACTAACGGAGAGCCTATGTTTGATTCTACAAATTCAGATTTTCAAGACTTTGAGCTTCCTCTAGATGATGAGCCGGACTTAATACTAAAGATACTTCAGTATGCGGGCATGTCGATAAGAGAGGTTTCAGCCGTTCAGTTTGCTCAAGCTGAGGAGAATAAAAATGACACGCAAGATAAATAATAAGACATGGCTTACATCACAGAATATAAATATTACGAGAACGATGGCCTTGCGCCTAAAGACGCAAACTGGGGGTCGTATCAGTATGCTTCCTTAGTTGATATAGTAAACAACTTTATGTTGATGTATGCAGGGAATCACAGCCTAATAAATAACGAGGAGAGGTTCAAGGTATTATTTCACGCAAAGAGAGGTATTCAAGAATTAAACTACGATGCGTTCAAGGAAATAAAAATCCTACAGCTAAACGTGGATAGCAACTTAAGGTTTGTGTTACCTTCTGACTATGTGAACTGGGTTCGGGTATCTCTATATGAGAACGGAATACTAAGGCCACTTACTGAGAACATTCAAACAAACTGGAGCAGTGCCTACCTTCAGGATAATAATAATGAGATACTATTTGATCATGAAGGTTATGCGTTACGACCTGATAGCTCCCCGTTAGACTTAGATAGGATAAGGGGTAGTAAGAGGAGTATATACCTAAATCAGAACAGCCCTTTTAACGGGCAGGAGGGTTACCTGTGTGACGGGGCATATTACTTTGATTACAATATAGGTGCAAGGTTCGGTCTAAATACAGAGACAGCAAACATAAACCCTACGTTCGTGATAGATAAGCAGTCGGGTGTTATAAACTTTAGCTCAGGAATGTCAAGCAGGTCTTGTGTCCTTGAGTATGTGTCTGATGGTATGGAGAACGGAGATGACACTAAGGTAAGTGTAAATAAATTATTTGAGGATTACATATACGCATACATTGAGTACGCTGTATTAAACTCTAAGCTCGGTGTGCAGGAATATGTTGTAGGAAGAGCGAGAAAGCGTAAGCAGGCACTCTTAAGGAACGCTAAAATAAGATTAAGTAATATTCACCCAGGAAGATTATTAATGAATCTAAGAGGGCAAGATAAATGGATTAAATAGTATGACAAACTTCTCAAGAAACTTTATACGGGGACGGATGAATAAGTCTGATGATGAACGCTTAATCCCTAACGGTGAGTATATAGACGCATTAAATGTAAGACTAAGTTCCACGGAGGAGTCTGAGAACGGTGCCGTAGAGAACGCTAAGGGTAATACAAAGCTAACAACATTAGCGTGGTTTTTTGGTACTGCAACACCCCCTGTGTCATATCCTCTTAGTTCTTCAGCAAAGTGTATCGGGTCTTTAGCGGACTCTCAAAACGAAACAATATACTGGTTCATTCATGACAGTAATTTCAGTATAGGGTCAACAGGAATTATGGACATGATTGTATCTATGGATACAAAGACTAATGTCATTAAGTACCACGTGGTGTCTATGCATAATACTGCTACAGAGACAACATTAAACTTTAACCCTGAGTACCTAATAACGGCTATTGATATTATTGATGACCTCTTATTTTTTACTGATAACTATAACCCGCCTAGATTTATTAATATAAATAAGTCTTATACGGACCCGACTATTAATGGAATAAATATATACAAAGATAATATCTCTGCTGAGGAACTATTAGTTATAAGGAAGCCTCCTATAACATCACCTACAGCAAGTGGTTTTGTTGCTACTAATCAGAGAAATTTCTTAGAGGAGAGGTTCCTTTGCTTTGCAACGAGGTATAAGTACAATGATAATCAGTACTCGGCTGTATCACAGTTCTCAGAACCTGTTTTTTCAAACTCAGGATTTATACTTGATGTTGAGACTATGAATAATAAGGGCATGCGTAATATATACACGGGTGCTAATATAACATACAACTCCGGTGGGCCTCTAGTTAAGGCTATAGACCTGTTGTTCAAGGATATGAACAGCGGTACAATAAAAGTTATTGAGACAGTAATTAAGGAAAATGCCGGTTTATCAAATGACACTGAATACACATACAGCTTTGATGGGAATCAGATATATACTATCCTTCCGGACTCAGAGATACTTAGACTATACGATAATGTACCTAGGTTAGCTCAAGCTCAGACAATTATGGGTAACAGGCTTGTGTATGGTAACTATGTTGAGGGGTATGATATACCTGAGGACACAAGGTTAGAGTTTGCTGCTGCGGTGGTATCAAAAGATGTAAGTGAGAAGATTCTTGAGCCTAGTTTATTTCCTGGTACTTATAACTGGATTCCACCATCTGTTTCTATGGCTGACTGTATACTTAAGATACCATTAGATGTTAATTTAATAGTAGGCTCAGTAATATCAGTAAGCTTTAATATTATACACGGAGAAAATTCCCCTTCAAGTGCAGGAACAGGGTGGGTGTCAGGAAACCTTAGTAGTACCACAGAATCTACTCCTATTTCATGGAATTTTACCTTACCTAAGACGTATGCTACTGTTAATCAGATGGCAATAAGCAACGAATTTAGGGAGGCTATAGGGACAACATCGAATATTCAGACAGTCGCAAATTCCTGTAATGGAACAACACTTACTGATGTTATCAACTGTGCGTTACCTCCTACCTTACTTAATTCAAACGGTTCATACACAAAGTATCAGAGCGGTAAGGATCAGGCGAATCAACCTGTATTAATAATTACCTCACCTGGGGAGGATTTCTTAAAGCTACAGCTTAATGCTATGCAGTGGGTTTTATATGTAAATAACCCTAGTACAAGTTACGCTATTGAGGCATTTAAGTACACCGATGTTGTTCTATCTTTTTTTGAGGGCGGTGCAGCAGAGAGTCTACATAGTAATAGAGATTACTCTGTAGGCATTGTATATATGGATGATTATAATCGGGCATCTACAGCGTTAGTCAGCCCCTTCAATAATGTTCATGTACCCTGTTCGTCATCATTATCAAAAAATAAAATTCAGGCTACTATACCTCCTTCACAGTTACCTCCTACGTGGGCTACAAGATATAAGTTTGTGATAAAACCTGATCAGGAGAATTATAACACCATATACACTAACAGGGTATATCAGAACCCTTTTGATTCTACAATGTGGTTTTTATTACAGGGAGAGAATAGGTTAAAGGTAGAAGTAGGTGATACGTTATTTGTTAAGAAGGATGCTGTAGGCCCTGTAAGGTCTTGTGTTCAGGTAGAGGTATTAGATAAGGTAGCGCAGGAGGCTAATTTTTTAACACTACTTAACCCTGCTGGTGTAGAGATTCCTGTTCCTGCGGGTACATATATGCAGATGAGGGCGAATAACTTCTCTGTAGACACAGATATAGACTTCTCAGATTTTATGTCGCCAGGTGAGCAATCAGCTACCGCTAGGTTTAACGATAATAATGGTGTAGTTATAAGAAAAGACATAACAGGCGAACCTAATGAGTACTACCCTGTTGTTGTGTACCCTGTTCAACAACCTAATCCTGACGGAACTAACACATTTTTAGATTTCCCTATAAATGAGGGGGCTACTATTAATATGACCTTTAATTTTAATAGGGCAGGAAGAGATAGGGATGGATGTGATAAAAGAAATTATTCACTTGTATTAAACTTAGTATCAGGTGGTAATTATGATAGTTTTCAAGAATGGTTTCAAAGAGAAAGTGTAGCTAATAAATTAAATACTGGCACTCAAGATATAGGCCCTTTTGGTTGTGATATTAATAATTCATACGTTGCTATGGGCGGTACAGCTTCTGCCCCGGTACCTATATCTGGTTCAGCACCAGGAGTATATAGTAACTTAACCCCAGACCCTTGCACAAATAGTTTTCAATTCCTTAATATAACAGGAATGGGGGTTGTTTTAACTATAACAGGAACAAATAGATGTAATGATTTAGAAATAGATCCACTAATAATTAATCCCGCTGCTTTTGCTATAAGAACTATATCAAATAGAGATGATAAACAGTCTACAGTTAGAGCAGATATTTCTGCTTTTAATATAAGTCTAACATCAGGAGTTATGGCATTTGAGTCAGCTCCACTTGCGGCATTGCCTGACGTTTGGTATGAGTCCGCACAATCTAGTGCTATAACGGGCGGATTACATCAAGGTAACGTGCAGGATCAGACATCATTACTTCCTGCAATAATTGATACTGACTTCTTTAATTGTTATGCATTCGGAAACGGTGTAGAAAGTTTTAGGATTCAAGACTCGTTAGTAGGTAAACCCCTTACCTTAGGTAATAGGGTTACTACAACATCAGCACAGGAGTTTAAGGAGTCACATAGAATGGCCGATTTAACATATAGCGGTGTATACAACGATGAGTCGAATGTAAATAAACTTAATGAGTTCAACTTAGGGTTACTTAATTTTAAGCCCTTAGAAGAAACCTTTGGCCCTGTAATGAAGCTTGATGCTAGGGACACAGATATTCTTACCCTACAGGAGGATAAGATTAGCTACGTTTTAGCTGGAAAGAACTTAATATCCGATGCAACAGGGGGTGGTGTAATAGCATCAGTACCTGAGGTTCTAGGGACACAGGTCGCTAGGATT